GAAATGCAACCCGAAGGCGTACAAATGGCATTAATTAATATGAATTTCAATTTAGGAATCCATAAATTAGAACAATTTGTAGGCATGATAAATGCGCTTAGAGAAAAAAATTATACACTTGCAGCACAAGAAGCATTGAATAGTTTATGGGCAAAACAAGTTCATCAACGAGCCACAGATATTGCTCTTATGATAAGAGAAGGAAAATAAATAAATGGATTTAAATGAATATGTAAAAAAGGAAGATTTGAAGCACTTACTTTTGGCGGTTTCGCATTTAATAAATGCAACTGAAGAAATTCATAAACAAATTATGGTCTTAGAGTCAAGAATTCCAAAAACAAACCCGGTGTCTAAAGAATTAAATTAAATGCCTACTATAAAGTCTATTCAACCTGAAAAATCAATTCAAATTACATTTGTTGATTGGTTTAAAAGACAATACCCCAATTATTCAGGGAATATTATTCGAATTGCTAATGACAATGCGCATAAAGGATATGGTATGAAAATGGGTTTATGTAGTGGAGCAAGTGATATATTCATTGCGGTAATGAAAGGAGGTTATGCTGGTTTTTGGTTGGAAATAAAAAAAGATAAATTTAAAGTCACGCCGTCTAATAAAAAACATTACTACCAACAAATGGAATTTATAAATCGAATGATTGAAAGCGGTTATTATGCTGCTATGTGTACAGGACTTGATGCATGTATTTATGTCACAAAAACATATATGAATTCATGACTTTTTCTATTAATTATAAATTAACTAAATTATTTAAAAAGATAAAAGAAATTATATCGAAATTTTTTTTCGGTATTCCTTAAGCAGCATTTATACAAATAAATATTGAATCCGCGGATTTTAAGGAATTCTTATGTCTGATTATTCAAATAATCAGACATAAGAATTAGAAAAATTACTAAATTATTGATTTGTAAGTATATTTTAATTTTTTTTCAACAAAATAAATCAGTATAAAAGTTGCACAACAAATTGGATTATTATTATACAATATTTTTGGTATATTTTTTAACAATAAGCGGTATATTTTTTTAAATAGCTTAAAATAATTTCTTTTGTTTTTTAGCTTCCTGTGTCGATGAAATAAACAATAATCTTGATGATACAATTATTACCAAACCAGTTGCCAAAAACCAAAATTCCGTTTTAAATGAAAAAAGAACGCGTGCAAATTGGTAGTCATAGAATGGAGTCTGAAAAAGATTTAGATAAAATCGTAAATAAAATTTTCAGGACTGAAAAAAATCGTGACAAACCTTCGTTTTCTGAAAGAATGGCGGATAAGGTGGCGCAATTTGGTGGAAGCTGGACGTTTATAATTACTTCAATTATTTTCTTTATTTTATGGATTATTATTAATAGTTACTTTTTGTCTATTGCTTGGGATAGAAGGCCTTATATTTTACTTAATCTTGTACTTTCTTTTTTGGCTATTTTCCAGGCTCCATTTATTTTAATGTCTCAAAATAGAATCAGCGACATTGATAGAAAACGAGATGAAAAGGAATATAAGTTATCCATCAAAACAGAGCTTGAATTAAAGCAAATTAATGAAAAACTGGACTTACTTATTAAAGCAAAAGAAAATGGCATTAAGTAGTCTCTTCTTCTTCTGGATTTAATTCCATACTTACAAAAATAACGTCATCAAAACGGCTTATTAATTGTTGTTGTTTTTCTATCAATCCAAACACAAGAATGCATAATATTAATAAAAATGCTGATATCCCTATCATTAAATAATTCATTTAGTTTCCTTTAATATTGTTTGAATATCATTTAAGCATTGTAAATATCCCTTATTCCAGTCTGGTAAAGGGAATTCTTTACATTCAACTTCAAGTTGTTCTTGGTTTTCGATTGAAAAATCTACCCATCTTTTTATTACATCAATTAATTTTTTATGGCTCATTATTGAATTCTACTTTCATAATTTATTCTTTTATTTTTTAAAATTCCATGGGAATGCATACATTGTAACCAGCTGATATACAATTACATGATTTATCGTGAGAGGATTTATCATTTTCTTTATAATCAATACCCAATGCCATTAAAAACAACATTGAGATAAAAAAAATACAGAATATTGATATAATTAATGGGTATTTCATTTTATTCCTTATCCGTCAATTTACTTAAAATACTGATGAAATCCTCTGCCTGACTCATAGTTAAATCAGAAAGTTTGCTTGCACCATAATGTTCTAATGCTTTCTGAAGCCTACCTGATTCAAATACTTTTACAGATAAATAATCGTGAATTTCTTTCAATTGTTCTTTTTTGGCTAGTTCACCTGTTTCTTCATCAATGACTATTTCTTCTTGGTCATTAACTGGATCTGCTTCAATTGTATGTCCTTTTGCTGCATTTAATTTATTAGCTAAAACATCGCCTTTTTTAGTTTTTGGAGGAGTTAATTCTGAACGCTCAATCATTTCTTCTTCCCCATAAGTTCCACCAAGCAAATCCTGGAAGCATGCCCTTAAACATTGAGACTCAGAAACTTTCTTAATCATAGTGGCGGGCTTATCTTTCCACACGCTGCGCCCTGTAGAATATTCACTTACTTCAACAAAAACATAAATGGGTCGTGATGACTTATGGCGCTTGGCTACGCAATAAGCACCAATTAATTTACCTCGGTTTGTTAATTTATATTTATGATGAACTTCGCCATTAGTGACTTCAAACTCATCATTTTCATAAACCGCATCAGATTGATGATAATCATATTCTGGATGAGCTTGGGCTGCTTTTCTGTAGCCATCACGCCCAATAAATACTTGCGCTGGCTGATTTTTATCGTATTTTATGCTCCATATTTCGCGTGTGAATGGATTTAATCCGGATGCTTTACCAAGTCCAACAAAAAATTGAAACTCCATCTCAGTTAAATTTGGTGCGAATAGCTTACGTATTTCTTCTAACTTTCTTGAATCATCCCACATAGCCAAAGAGTTACAATTTGTAACTGTTAGTTCATTACTCATTTACTGTTCCTCATTATCAATTATAGCGTATTTAGGCACATTTAATTCTTGAACCGGATATCCAGGCCATTTGTTATTATCAAGGCATTCTTTCAACTTCTTTTTATAAGATTGGAATTGGTCTATACCAAACTGCAAGGATGCTCCATCCATTATAAATACAGAAGGGACATATGGCTCTTCTTTATCTATTGCCAATATAACAAACATTTCAAAAGGCTTACCGATTGATTGACACGCTTCATAAACCATTCCTGCCTGTAAATAATAGCCAAACTTAAATGCGGATGACATGAAACGTCCAGGAGCAGCGTCTTGCGTTGTTTTAACATCCACAACCATCTTTTCAGACCATATATCAGGACGGCATTTGAATTGCAGTCCTGTTTCTTTATCTGTCCAATAGATTGATTTTTCAAATACTGATTCATCTAATAAGGTAGTTACTATTTCATGCTGTGAAACAAGTTTAGCCATGTTTTTGATAGTACTATATTGCTCAAGAGTTAATGCGGTTTTATCGCCAACTGTTTCACAGAATAAAGAATATTCCTCTTTTCCTTTAGTAGTTCTTCTATCTATAGATGGCATTACCACAAATTCTTTATCAAATAATTCAGGCTCAAGAAGCATTGTATGAAATGCGCTGCCTATAACCATATAAGGAGTTGCTTCCTTTTTAACTGCTAGACCTGATAAATGATGATACCAAAAATGGTAAGGGCTTTTGTCCAATAACATTAACTGGCTGCGCGAGATTCCTTCACTGCCATGGTAATCATTATTTGTAATGTCATGAACTCCATCACTATATTTCTTTTTTGTCATTTTTATTTCTCTTTAACCTGCGAGGTAACATTATAAGAAACTAGTTGCCTTTATGCAAGTACTTGCCTATAATTATCTCATTCAAAATATTTAGAGAATAAAATGACACATCAAGACATTAAAAATTACTACAAAACTGGAGTTAATTTCGCAGCCAAAACAGGAATGTGTGTGAAAAGTTACAATAACTGGAAGAGATGGGGTTTTGTTCCTATTAAAGCACAAATTAAATTACATCGACTTACTAAGGGTGTCTTAAAGATAGATATTGAATTTATTGAGCCCATTACTGATTAATCGAGGAATATAATAAAAAGGACTAAAAATGGTAAATTTAAAGGAATTAATGTATCGCGTATATAGAGTTCAAAGAGATTATATAGCTCAGGTACGTACATTAAAAATGGATTACAATGAATTTTTATTTTTACAAAAACTTAATGCTTATTGCGATGACCATGATTCTAGGGATATGGAGTTTTTTGATAGATGGATAAAGGAGCGTGAAGATGATATCTAGCATGAAAATCACTGACTTAAAAAAAAGGATTGAAAATTTGTTAGAAATTGAGTGCATTGCAGCGAATAAAACATTAAAAAAAGCACAAAAAAATGAAGATTCGGACATTATTGTTTTATCACAATCTTATTTAATGGCCATAGAAAGGATTCAGATGTTAATTAATAATTTATTTAAAGCTTTAAAAAATGGCAGTTAAAGATAAATTAGGATTATTACAACCGATAGCTCACGATTTGATTTCAGAAAAAATTGAATCAATTATTGATGAATTAACAGAAAATAGTTATCAAAAAGGTCTTAATCTTGGGCGTGCAGAGGGATTTATTTCGGCATGTATTTATATGTACCTGATTTATTGCGTTATCGGACATTTTTATAAATAAGGAAATACAAGGGGTAATTAATGAATGAGAACAAAATTGATATACATGAAAAATCATCACAATTATTAGAAAGATTAGCAAATTCTATTTTTGACCGCGATACAACAAATCCTAATCCGCTCTGCTTTAGCACAAAAGAAATTCATATTGTTGAAGAATGGATTAGAGAATTATTGAAGGATAATGATGATTGATTTTGAAATGGGAAAAAATATGATGGAATTCTCGGGCCTTCATTAAAATGCCAAAAGTGCGGTGACTATTATTGATGAATAATAAATACGAAATAATAAACTTCAAGCTAAAAGACTCTGACAAAAAGGCTTTAGTTCGTTTCCCTGAATGTCAAAGAGAAAATTATGCGATGAATGTTTTGTCAGGTATTTGTACTTGGTGTGGGTTTGATATTAATGAAAAGAAAAATGAATAAAGAAGACAAAATTAAAAACATTCTAGTGTTTTTAATTATTATATTTGGAGAAGATAGAGCTCTTATGAATGCTCTTATGAAAATACATCCTGACTATCTTATTGAGAAATATGAGAGTTATGTGGAATCTAATAGCATAAAACATCCATGGGGATTGCATTATAATTTTATGAATGAATTATTTGATGGATATTGTCAAAAATGGATGAAAGATGATGAATGATTTCACGAAAGAAGAATTAGAAGACATTTTAAATTGTTGCGAATGCATTATAAGTGAATATGAAACAAAAAATGATGGAATGGAAAATATTTATGCGCTGTGCAAGAAAATACAACTTATGATAAATAACTATTGTGAACATACAGAATTTTATGAAGACCACAACGATAGTGTAGAGAGGTGTAAAAAATGTTTGGGTGCAATAAATGAATGAATTTAACGAAGAAGAGCTCGAATATTTATATGATTTACTTGCTGATAAAGTTGATTGCTCATCAATGAAAGGTATACAAGAGCCTGATATTTGTTATGACATAAAACATAAATTATCGTTTATGAAATCAATTCTAAATAAGCAACAAAATTGCCAACATGAATGGCAATATGAATTTAATGATTATTATTTCTTAAAATGTGAGTTAAGAAAATGAAGATTAGCAATAAGCCCCGAAGGGCTTATTTTACCATCAACAATAAAAAGAATAAAAATGAAGAAATCAACAGTTAATATTTAGAAATAACAACAAGATAACTTTATCATGAATAAAATAAATAAAGAAGAAGTGGGTAAAAAAATCACTAAAAACAGATATAATAAGTGAAAAAATAAAATCGGGCATCCCGCCCAAAACCTATTTACCGCAAATAAATAGGCATATCCATCAGCGCATCGCAACGCTACCTAACGAGGTGATTATAACATGTCAGACCATTCATTCAACCCCTATGTTGCTACCAATTACGGAATAAACGAAGCAATTTTTATAAATTCCATGATTTTCTTTACTCAATTTAATTTTAGTCAGAACAAAAATTATTATGAAGAACGATATTGGAGTTACGGAACTCCTGAATTTTTCTCTAAATATTTCCCTTACTTTTCTCCTAGACTTATTAGAACAATACTCAATAGTTGTATAAAACAGGGACTTTTATTAAAAGGCAATTTTAATAAAAAAGGGTATGACAGAACTTCTTGGTATTGTCTCTCCGACAAGATTTTAAATGAATTAGATTTAGACAAAACAGGCCACAAACCCAGTACCAGACTCATTTGCCAAAAAACGCAAATGCATTTGACAAAAATCGTAAATGGATTTGACGAAAATCGCGCGACAATACCAGTTACTAAACCAGTTACTAAAGAAGATAATAAAAACACACACAAGAGTGTGAGCGACAAAAGTGTTTCTTTGACTCTCGAGGAAATTAAAGAAGACAATCCACACGATATTCCGGATGACTTGTTACTGGAATGGAAAAAATTAAGGAAAAAGCCCATTACAAGAAGAGTTCTCAAAGCATTTAATAAAGAACTTGGATTAATTGAGAAAGAAGGAATAAATCCAATAGACGCCGTTAATAAGATGCTGGACAAACAATGGTCTACAGTTGAACTAAGGTTTTTCGAGCAAGACATTCAGTTTTTAAAGAATAAAAATAAATCACCAGCTAACCAGTCATCTAAAACTAACACTAACTATGATGATAACGACACAAGCTGGAGGCATTTAGAATGTCTATAAAACATATTTCAAATGTTATTGCCTTGAATCTAGATAAAGAAGAAAAAGAATTTATTCATGATGAAGATATAAGCCAACAAACAGCACATGTAGTGAATCTGCTCTTTCGTGAGCTTAAAGCCATATTCCCTGCATTTAGGCAGGCATGGCCAACAGAAGAAGAATTTAATCGAGCCAAAATAAATTGGATTAAAGCGTTTAAGGCCTCTGGATTAACAAAAATTGAACAATTAAAGTTTGGTGTAGAAAAATGCCGATTGTCTGGAAATTCATTTGCACCAAGTGTTGGCGAATTTATTAGTTGGTGTAAACGTTCGCCAGAGGATTGCGGATTGCCTTATGTGGCTGATGCATTTTCAATTGCTGTACGAATGAATGTGCTTTATGGAGATTATGTTCATCCTCATCAACCAACGGCTGCTGTTATTAAACATGTTTTAAAACAAATCGGGACATCAAAATTTAGAGGCCTGACCGAAAAAGAAGCTCTAAAAGTATTCGGGCATTATTATGCCGTAGCTTGCAGACAATATGCCGATGGGGTTATTGAGAATATTTTTCCAGCTATTCCTGAACATGCAGAACCACATCCAATTGATAAAGAGCGCTCAGATGAAGCAAGAAAAATAGCCATGGAACAAATACGGTGCATGGGAATTGACATCAAAACCATTGACGAATAAGGATTGCAAAAGAATCCTTTTTAAAATTGGAATAGAACCTGGTGTTATCCCTAAATTAATAAGTAACCGCCTCTTAAGCAAAGAAGACAAACAAGACATGCTGAATGGCTACTTAAGTGTTGATAGTTTGGTCACACATGTTAAAATATGGGCGCATAATAAAATGCCAGATTATGTAAACGGTAAATTAGCTCCATACAAGCCATTAGAGCCATGTAAAAAGTTTCAAGTAGGTAGGCACCAAAAAATGTTTATCTCTTCGCAGGAGTTAAATTTACCTCCAAAATTTTGATATTTAGAGGATGTTGTAGATTATGAAGTTTGAATGGGAAAAGTTAGATGAAGGTACGGTTCGAGCAAAAGTATTTGGCGGCTGGGTTTTATATGTATATGATATCTCTCGAAGTAGCGGAGAAGAAACGGTATCTTCTCTAGCGTTTATACCCGATTTAAAACACGAGTGGATAATTGATTAAGGATTTTTTAGATGAAACAGGGACAAGTTAAATGGTTTTCGGAAGAAAGAGGTTTTGGATTTATAGCTTCTGAAGGTAAAGAATATTTTGTACACTTTAGAGAGATTCAGGGGAACGGATTTAAAACATTGAAAGAAGGACAAAATGTAAGTTTTACCCCTGGAATGAGCCCCAAGGGTATTACAGCGACTCAAGTTGTTGTTGTTTAATCTGAAGTTTTATAGATTAATTTTTCTAGTCGTGATGAAACAATAAAATGAAGTTCATTAATGCTGTCCTTAAGGTGCATTTCCTGTTTTTGCATAGCATGTAGTGCGCCTAGG